AATGGTATATGCCTTGTAAAAAACATAGTATGCAAAAATATAAATGTCCTGAAGGTTATGTAAAAGATTATGTAAAACACAAATGTGTTAAAAAAAAAGATAAGTATGCAGAAGTAGGTGAAAGAGGTGGTATTAAAAAATCACCTAAAGCACCTAAATCAAGCACACCAAATAAAAATCCTAAAGGAAAGGGAACTGCTAAAGGAGATGCTTCTACAAGTAGAGGTGCTAAAGTAAGTAAAGCTGATGAAGCAACACTACAAAAGAAATCTGATGAATTTAATGAAAGGTATAAAGAAAAGTTAGGTTATGGAGTTACTATTGGACAATTAAAAACTGTTTTTCAAAGAGGATTAGGTGCATTTAATGTATCACATTCACCAAGAGTAACCTCAGCAAAACAATGGGCATTAGCAAGAGTAAATGCTTATTTATACTTAGTTAAAAATGGTAGGCCACAAAATCCTAAATATGTAGGAGATTTTGATTTATTACCAAGCAAACATCCTAAATCACCAAAAAATAAATAATATGAAAAGTAAAAAATTTAAAACACCAAGTAATACATCACCTAAAAATACTAATAGAGGTTGTTTATGTCCTGATGGTAAAAGATATAGTAGAAAGTGTTGTGATGGTTCACTACAAGCTCAAGGTATAGGTTCTATTACTGGTAGTAATTAAAAAAGCCACTCTTTTGAAGTGGCTCTTTAATTTTAGTTATTGGTTTTTTATTTTAAATCTCCATTACTGTGCCAAAAAGTTTTATCTAATCTTTCTATTATCCATTTAAACCTTGTATTTTCATTTTCTTCTTCTTGCATATTTGCAAGCATAGGAGCTTCTTGCATTGCTTTTGTATTTGCTTTTATTTTATCCTCTAACATACTAATAAATAGTAATGCTTCTTTTGATGTCATTGATACTTTTTTAAAATCTGTCATAATATTTGTTTTGGTTTTAATTAATAATTTATGTAAATATAATTATAAATATTTAATAAACAAGCATTTTATAAAAAAAATTTAAAAAAAAATATAACAGTTAACGTTTTCAAACGTTTATAGATATATACTCAAATTATGAAAGCAAACGAAATACTAAACAAAATAAAAAATATTGTTGGTGAAAAAGTTGAACTTTCTGAAGAAAAAATAGAAATGGCTGAAATTACATTAGAGAATGGAACTGTATTGGTTGCAGAAAAGTTTGAAGCTGGAGAATCTATATTTATTAAAACTGAAGATGAGCAAATTGCTTTACCTGTTGGTGAATATGAATTAGAGGACAAAACAATTTTAGTTGTTACTGAAGAAGGTTTAATCGACAGTATTAAAGAAGCTGCTAAAGAAGCAGAGGAAGAAGAATTATCTGAAGAATCTAATGAAGAAGTAGAAACTGAATTAGAGGAAGAAGAAAAAGAAGAAATGGAATATGTTACCAAAGAAGAGTTTACTAAAGCAGTAGATGAAATTAAAGCAATGATTGAAAAAATGGGTAACAAAGATAAAGAAGAAATGAAGGAAGAAGTAATAGAAGAGAAAGAAGAACTTTCTGCTGTTGCTCCTGAACCTGTAAAACATAATCCTGAAGCTGAAGTTGATAATAAAGTAAATTTTCATATTGGAAGCAATAGAATACAAACAACGAAAGACAGGGTTTTTGATAAAATTTTTAACAATAATTAATATAAAATAAAATGGCAACAACAACAAGTATAACAAGTACTTACGCTGGAGAATTTGCGGGTAAATATATTTCTGCTGCTCTTTTAAGTGCTAACACAATTGATAAAGGCGGTATAGAAGTAATGCCTAATATCAAGTATAAATCTACTATGAAAAAAGTAGCTACTGATGCTAATGTAATTAAAAATGCTTCATGTGATTTTGATGCAACTGCTACAGTAACATTAACTGAGAGATTATTACAACCGGAGGAGTTTCAAGTAAACATGCAATTCTGTAAGCAAGATTTCGTATCGGATTGGGAAGCGGCTGAAATGGGATTTTCTGCATTTGATAAAATGCCACCTAAATTTTCAGATTTCATTATTGGCCACGTAGCTGGTTTAGTAGCTGAAAAAACTGAACAAAACATTTGGGAAGGTGTAAATGCTAATGCTGGTGAGTTTGATGGCTTAGTTACTTTAGCTTTAGCTGATTCTGATGTTATTGATGTAGCATCTCATGCTGCTGTAACTGCTGCAAATGTAATTGATAAATTAGGTTCTATTGTTGATGCAGTACCTTCTGCACTTTACAATAAAGAAGATTTACACATTTACGTTTCACAAAACATTGCAAGAGCTTATGTAAGAGCTTTAGGTGGATTTGCTTCAGGTATTGGTTCAAATGGTGTTAATGCACAAGGAACACAATGGTACAACGCTGGTGGACAACTATCTTTTGATGGTGTAAAAATCTTCGTTGCTAATGGTTTAGCTGATGATACTGCAATGGCTGCTCAAAAATCTAACTTATACTTTGGTACTGGTTTATTAAACGATATGAACGAAGTTAAAGTATTAGATATGGCTGACCTTGATGGTTCGCAGAATGTTAGAGTAATAATGCGATACACAAGCGCAGTTAACTACGGAATAGGTTCTGATATAGTTTTATACCACGCCTAAGAATTAATTAATAACAAGGTGGCTGAAATGCTCCCTTAATTTAAAACAATAACAAATGGCATGTGATTTAACGGCTGGCAGAAAAGTACCATGTAAAGATGTAATTGGTGGTATTGTTAGAGCTTGGTTCATTGATTTTGGTGAATTAGGTACTGTAACAAAAACTAATGATGAAATTACAGATATGACAGGTACAATAACTGCCTTACAATACGATTTAAAAGGTACTAATAGTTTAGAAACTGCTATTACCTCAAGTAGAGAGAATGGTACAACATTCTTTGAAGAAACATTAACTTTAACACTACCTAAATTATCTAAAGAAGATAATAAGGAACTTAAGCTGATTGCTTTTGGCCGTCCCCACGTTTGTGTAGAAGATAGAAACGGAAACTTCTTTTTATGTGGATTAGAACACGGAATGGAAGTTACGGGCGGTAGTATAGCTACGGGAACAGCGTTTGGTGATTTAAGTGGATATACTTTAACATTAACAGGACAAGAATTAGAACCAGCTAATTTTATTGCTGGTGGTACTTCTGCTGACCCTCTGGCTGGTATGAGTTCAGCGACTGTGACAGTTACAGTGGGTACGAATAGTTAAAAAAGACGCGATTAATATAATTGTGTGATTCATAATATATAGTTTGATTGAGGGGTGGAAGTGATTAGCCACCCCTTTTTTATTTAAAAATATGCAAATATTAACTACAAGTGGCACACGAATTATTAACTTTATACCAAGAGAAACAATTACTGGTAGTAAGACCTATAAATTAGTGATAAAATCAGAAGCTCAAAATAAAGTTATATCAACAGATAATGATGCAACATTTTCTGAATTAGATTACTATTACCAATATTCAACTACACAAGCATTAATTGAGAATCAATACTATACTATTACAATCACTAACACAACAGATAACGCAATAATTTTTAAAGATAAAATGTATTGTTCAGACCAAACACTTTCAGACTATGAAATTTCAAATGGTGTTTATATAGAACAAAGTACAGGAGATAACGAATTTATATATTATGGATAATCTACACTTAATACAATTAGGCCAATACGAAAGGCCAACAATCACAGAGGAACGTAATAAAGATTGGGTATCAATAGGCGATAACAATGATTATTATCAAAGTTTGATAGACGCCTATATGGATAGCACAACAAACCAAGCAGTAATAAATGGTGTTGTTAATCAAATTTACGGAAAAGGATTAGATGCTACTGATTCAGCTGAAAAGCCAGACCAGTATGCACAAATGAAGAGTTTAGTAAAACCTCACGATTTAAGAAATGTTTGCCAAGATTTAAAGTTATTAGGAGAAGCTGCTTTTCAAATAACTTACAATGGTAATAAAATATCAGCAATAACACATTTTCCAAGAGAAACTTTAAGAGCTGAAAAGATGAATGATAAAGGTGAAATAAAAAGCTATTTTTATTCTGCTGATTGGAGTAAGGTTAATAGAAATACAAAACTAAAAAAGTTTCCTGTTTTTGGTAGTGGCGCACAAAATGAAATATTTATTATAAAAAGATACGTTACAGGTTTCTACTACTATTCACCAGCGGACTATAATATTTCGTATTCCATACTTGAAAACGAAGTTGCTTGTTATTTAATTAATGATACTCAGAATGGTTTTAGTGGTACAAAGGTTGTAAACTTTAACAATGGTGTGCCAGATAGAGAAAAGCAATTAGCTATTAAGAATGATGTAATGCAAAAACTTACTGGCAGCTATGGTGAAAAAGTAATTGTTGCATTTAACAATAATGCAGAAAGCAAAACAACTGTTGAGGATATACCACTAAATGATGCTCCAGCACATTATTCTTATTTAAGTGAAGAATGTAGTAGAAAGATTATGCTAACACATAGAGTTACTTCTCCATTACTTATTGGCTTAAGAGATGGTAATAATGGTTTAGGTAATAATGCAGATGAAATACAAAATGCAAGCAGATTATTTAATAACGTAGTTATACAACCATACCAAAACCTTTTAATTGATAGCTTAGATACAATATTAGCAGTAAATGATATTAGTTTAAATCTATACTTTAAAACTATTGAGCCATTAGAATTTATGGAGTTAGATGATATTGATAATGCAGAAGTAGAAGAAGAACAAACAGGAATAAAAGATGAAGAAACTGAATTAGAATTAATGGCTGCTAATGCTAAAAGAACTGCTTTAGATGAATTAATTGATTTAGGTATTGATGAAGAAGAACTATTAAAAGATTATGAGATGGTTCACAGTGCTGAGGTTGATTATGATTTAGAAGAAGAACTTGATTTTGTAGTAACTGAAATAAATAAAACTTCTAAGAAAGAGTTTGCAAGTACAGGTAGTGCTAAACCATATAGAGATAGTAAACAAGATGGAATTTCTAAAAAGAAAACAGAAGAAGGTACTGAGTTTTTAGTTAGATATATGTATGAAGCAGCACCTAATCCAGCAAGTAGCTCAAGAACATTTTGTGATAAAATGATGGCTGCTAAAAAAGTATATAGAAAAGAAGATATTATTGAGATGGGTAAAAAACCTGTAAATGCTGGTTTTGGTAAAGGTGGTTCTGACACTTATTCAATCTGGCTCTACAAAGGCGGTGCAAGATGCAACCATAGATGGACAAGAAAATTGTACGCAAGAAAAGGTGGTAGAAGTTTAGGCGAAGCAATATCAACTACACAAGCTATTAAAAGAGGTTTTAAACCCGAAACAAATGCAAAGAAAGTATCTATTGCACCAAAAAATATGAAGTATGCTGGCTATACTGCAGCTTATTGGAATGAAAAAGGATTTAAAAAATGAGTAAAGCACTATTTGTAACAAGACACGATATTTCAGTATTTACTGCTGCTAATGGTAATATAGATAATGACAAACTGTTACCATTTATAAATCAAGCACAGGACATACATATACAAAATTACTTAGGTACTGAGCTTTATGTTAAAATACAAAATGATATAGTTGCTGGTACTTTAGCTAATCCTTATTTAGCATTGGTAAACGATTATATTAAAAATATGTTACTACATTGGAGTATGGTGGAATACTTACCTTATGCTGGTGTTAATATTTCAAATGGTGGTATCTATACTAAGAATCCTGAAAATAGCACAGCATTAACAAAGGAACACGTAGATAGTTTAATTGAAAGAAGCAGAACAACAGCACAGTTTTACACTAACAGATTTATAGATTTTATGCAAAATAACGCAGCTGGATTAATACCTGAGTATTATAGTAATTCTCAAGAGGATATGTATCCAGATGATGTTGCAGATTTTGGTGGATGGGTACTTTAAAAATATATTATGCCAGATAATAACATAGAATGGGGACAAGGTGGTGTTAATAACACTAACGATTGGGGAAAAGCAAAAGCTAATTCTACCAATAATTTTGGTGCTGTTTATGATAGTTCACCAAGTGGTGATACTAATATTGCTGGTGGTGACCCTGTTGTATCAATAACTTATTCTGCAAGTGCTTTTTGTGCTGATGCTTCTGACCCTACACCAACAGTACAAAACAACGCTGGTGCTGGCACATTTAGTTCTACATCTGGATTAGTATTTATTAGTACATCTACAGGACAAGTTGATATTTCTGCTTCAACTGCTGGTAGTTATTTAATTACTTATACAGATACAGATTCAGCAACTGCTACATTTAACTTAACTATTAATGCTTTACCAACTGCTAATATTACAGGTACATTAAGTTTCTGCGCTGGTGATAGTACAATACTAACTGCTACAAGTGCAAGTTCTTACTTATGGTCTACAGGTGCAACAACGCAAGAACTAACCGTAACATCAGGTGGTTCATATAGTGTTACTGTAACAGATTCTAATGGATGTAGTGCAACATCTTCAACTGTTACCGTTACAGAACATCCATTACCAACTGTTGAAATTACAGGTACATTAACTTATTGTGTTGGTTCTAATACTACACTTACTGCAACTGCTGGTTTATCTTCTTACTTATGGTCAACAGGTGAAACAACACAATCTATAAATGTAACTGCTGGTAGTTATACAGTAACTGGTACAGATAGCAATGGTTGTAGTGCTACTTCTTCTGCTTCTACAGTAACAGAATTACCTTTAGATACTGCTACAGTAACTTATAGTGCAAGTGCTTATTGTCAAATGCCTACTGGAGCAACTGCTGTAGATGGTTATTATCCACTATATTCTACAGAATCAGCAGCACAAGCAGAAAGCTCAGATGGAACAGCACACTCTCATGTATTAGGAGGTGTTACTTACTATATGCCTAATGATGGTGTAATTATATATCATGGTAGTTATTCACTTACAACACCAGCACCAAGTATTACAGGTGAATCAGGTACATTTAGTGAATCTACTGGAAACTTATCTATAGATAGTTCAACAGGTGTTATCAATGTTAACACATCAACTGCTGGAACATATACTGTTGTATATACTACAAGTGGAAGTTGTCCAAATACAGTAAATAATACTATTACAATAAATGCTTTAGATGGTGCTACATTTGGTTATTCTGCAAGTAGCTTACCACAAACAGGTACAGCAAGCTTAACAACTACACCAACTACTTCAGGTGGTACATATAGCGCATATCCGAGTGGTTTAAGTATTAATTCTTCTACAGGTGAAATAGATTTAGCTGCTTCTACTATACAATCATATAAAATATTCTATGAAACAAGCGGTGCTGGGTGTCCTAATTCATCAACATTTGATTTAGCTGTAACTGCTGCTGGCATTTCAAATGTGTACAGTATGAGCTTTGATGGTTCAAATGATTATATAGATGCTGGTAGTGCATCTTATTTAAATAGTTTAAGTCAGTTTAGTATTTCAGTATGGTTTAATCTTACTACTGCTGCAAGTAATAAATGTATTGTTTCAGATTGGAATTATAACACAAGTCCTTTAGGTCATTTTGCATTACAAACGCAAGATGCTTCTGGCAGTAATTATGCTTTATTATTATTTATAAAAGCTACAAGTGATGCAGGTGTTAACAATGTTAAAACATCTGCTATATTAACTGAAAACACTTGGCATCATGCTGTATTCACTTATAACTCAGGTACAGTTACTTGTTATATTGATGGTTCTTCTGTTTCATTAACAACAAACGGAACAATACCTACTAATTTGACTAATCAAGATGGTAATTTATTAATAGGTGATTTTGCTGGTTTAAATAGATTTTGGGGTGGTCAAATAGACGAAGTAGGAATCTGGAATACAGCTCTAACATCTACACAAATAAGTGAGATATATAATGCAACAGGAACAAACACAACAAGTGACTTGTCAACTATTGAATCAAGTAATTTGAAACTATGGTTAAGAATGGGCGACTAAAGAATTAAGATATGAGCAACTACTACAACAGACAATGGCGTTTGCCTAACAATGAGAATAAAGACAAGCAAAGTAACTATTCGCTTTCATTTGATGCTTCAAGTTCACAATACATTACAACTACAGCTTCTGTAAACGGTTATTCAAGTTTTACAATTTCAGCTTGGGCTAAAGCAGATACTTTAGCAAATGCAGATACTTTATTGGGACAATGGAGAAACAGCAACACATCTAACTCTGCTTTTTTAATGTATGTAATTAACACTACAACAATGGGCTTTTATATAGGTTCTGGCAGCTCTGCAATTTTAGCTGGTGGTAACACTACACTATCTACTGGACAATGGTATCACTTTTGCGCAACTTGGGATGGAACAACAACTAAATTATATATAAATGGTGTTCAAGAATCAACCACTGGAAGTGCATCCAGTATTAATACAACAACTGTAGATTTATTAATAGGAGCTTATAATAATAATGGTGGTACAGGTATTGAATCAAGCAAAACATGGAACGGTCAAATAGATGCAGTATCCATTTATGATTATGCTCTTCCAGCAACAGGAACAAATTCTGTAGCTACTCTTTATGGTTCAAGCTCTACTGGTATAGGTAATCCAATGAGTTTAAATCCAAAGCCAGTGGCGATGTATAATTTAGGTGATAAATCAGCGTTTAATGGAGCTAATTATTTAGTGCCTAATAGTTCTTTGAAAGATTATGTTTTTTCTTTTGATGGAAGTAATGATTATATAAATTTTGGCAATGATAGTAGCTTACAGCCAGCAAACGCTATAAGCATCAGCGCTTGGGTAAACTTTAGCACTGTAGTAAATTATGGTGCAATATTATTTACAGGAAATGGAAATGGAAATAGTGGTTGTTATTTATTAACTGTTGTGTCCAATAAATTTTACTTTTATATTCGTAATACTAGCTGGGTTTATGTTGAAGCAACTGGATTTACAATAACAACAGGCACTTGGATTCATTTAGTTGCTACTTATGATAAACAGAATTTAAAATTATATGTAAACAATAGCTCTCCTTATACTCAATCAGAAACTAATTCTATTTTATATGGAGCGTCTTCTTCTACTAAAATTGGTACTTATAATGGTAATTATTTTAACGGTTCTATTTCAAATGCTCAAATATTCAACACAGCGCTACCAGCAACAGGTTCTAACTCAGTAGAAACTCTTTATAATAATGGCTCTCCACTTACTTCAATGAGTGGTTTTTCTTCTTTGCAAGGTTGGTGGAAATTAGATGCTTCTGCTACTTATGATTCATCAACAACAACTTGGTCTATCCCTGATGACAGTACTAATTCTAATGATGGCACAAGCTCAGGAATGACACAAGCCAATTTAGTACAGAGTGATTTAAGTTTCAAAACTTCTTATTCACCTTATGCTTTAGATTTTGACGGAACAAATGATTATATAAATGTGCCTAATAATAATTCTTTAGATTTTGGAACAAATACTGATTTCACTTTGTCAATGTGGGTAAAAAGAGCGTCAACTGGTAACTTTTATAACTTATTGTTTAATGGTGATACAAATGGTGCTTTTTGGTGGAGGTTTCAGTCAGATGACACTATAAGATTTTTTCTTGATTATGGTTCTACTTATGATGATGTTCAAACTACTGCTACTATTACAGATTCAAACTGGCATCATTTAGTAGCTGTAGCAGATAGAGATACACAATTATCTATATATATAGATGGTCAACTATCTGCAAGTAATACAGTTTCAAATTCTGGTTCAATAAGTACAACATTAGATTTTAAAATTGGAGCAAGATATGATAACACACAAACATTTTCTGGCTCTCTTTCAAATTGTTCAGTTTGGAACGCTGCTTTATCATCTGCACAAGTATCAGAAATTTATAGTGAAGGAGTACCATCTAATCTGAACAACCATAGTGCATATGCAAACTTAGTAAGCTGGTGGCAGTTAGGTTCTAATAGTTCTTTCAATACTAACTGGACTGTGCTTGATGAAGTAACTACAAGTGGCAACAATGGAACATCTGTAAATATGACTGAAGATGATATTGTAGATGGAGTAGGAAGTTATGCTAATGGTTTAAGTTCTGGAATGGGAGGCGATGAAGTCGTGGGTAACGCTCCCTACAGTAGTAGTAATTCTCTATCAATCAACATGGATGTACTTGATAGAACAACAGACACGCCAAGTTAATAATATTAAATAAATAAAAATGAATAATAGAACATACATAATTTGTAATTTATCAGATAGCAACCTTGTGTTATTTTCACAAGTAAATCAAAGCTCTGCGCAATCTGTTAGAAGAAATTTAGCTAATACACAAATGGTTTTAAGTTATCAAGTTGAACCAAGTTTTATAACTGATGGAACTTTAACACCTTTAGGAACTTATAATCATAGTGAAATATTAGAGATTTTAGCAGGTAGTGACTGGACACCTGAAGACCCAGAATAATGAATTATTTAAAAAGTGTAAGAATGGATGACCACAGTATTTTAATGGCAGTAAGTGCTATTATAGGAGCATTAGGTATAAAAGAAGTTTGGGGTTTAGTATCTAAAAAAATGGATATTGGAGCAACTAAATCTGAAAGAAAGTTTAGTGTATATTCACAAAACATAGAAACACTTACAAATAAAATTACAGAACTTGAAGCAAAGATTGAAGTATTAATTGCAGAGAATACACAACTATTGGTTAAGGTTGCAAGAATGGAAGAGAAGTTGATACTTAATGCTAAACGCAGAGTAAAATCAAAAATTAAAAAAGATGAGAAAAGTTAATAAAATAGTTATACATTGTACCGCTACAAAAGAAGGGCAGAATGTTAGCCCAGCTACCATAAAGCAATGGCATTTGAACAGAGGTTTTTCAGACATAGGTTATCATTATATTATTGGTATAGAGGGTAAAATAAATGCTGGTAGACCAGTATCAAGAGCAGGCGCACACGTTAAGAATGGTAATAGTAATTCAATAGGCATTTCTTATGTTGGTGGCTTAGATTCTAATGGTAAAGCAAAAGATACAAGAACAGATGCACAAAAAACATCATTAATTAAAATACTTAAAGTATTAAAAAACATTTATCCACAAGCAAGTATTCATGGTCATCGAGATTATTCACCTGACAGAGATAATAATGGGGTTGAGGAACATGAATTTATGAAGCAATGTCCTTGCTACAATGCAGAATTAGAATACTTAGATTTACAACCAAAATCATTTAAACCAAAAACTAAAAAAGCAAAAGATAAATTAAATGGAAAAAAACAATCAAACTAACTTAGAAGAATTAATTAAAAAACTGGAGAATGTACCAGTACCAGAAAGAACGTGCAATATAGATGATGAAACTTGTGAAAGTTGTAGTGGATGAAAAAAATAAAAGATACTAAAATAGGAAAATTTTTATCTGAAAAAGCACCACAAATACTGGCTGTTGTAGGAGATGTATTACCTGAGCAAGGAACACTTGGTATTGTAAAGAATCTTATTAGTAAAGACCCTGATTTAACACCAGAAGAAAAGCAAGAAATTCATAATAGGTTAGTAGAGTTTTACAAATTAGAAGTTGAAGATAGAGATTCAGCAAGACAAAGAGAAGTTGAAATGGTTAAAGCTGGTGGAACTGACTGGATGATGAATTTTACAGGTATTGTTGGTTTAGGTGGTTTTGTTTTGTTATTAGTTGCAATAGTTTTTATAGAAGTACCAATACACAATAAAGAGCTTATGATACATACAACTGGAATCGTGGAAGGAATCGTGTTATCAATTACCGGATTCTACTTTGGGTCAATAGCACAAAAAAAGTAAATAATTTTTTTTCATTATATTTAACAAAATTGTTAAATGAAATCTCATAAAAAAAGATTTAAAGATAAAGGTAATCCCCGTTATCGTCTTAACTCAGATGAGGCACAAATCATAAATGATTATAGAAGATTAAAACTTGAAGCAGAAGCTGAGGGTTTAAACCCTAATGATATTCATAGTGGTTGGATAAAGAATAAAAAAGCCAGTTTATATTTTAAGAATCCTAATTTCAAACAAAGCGATTTAAAAGAGTTTAAGAAACAATTATTAAAAGAACTTAAAGAATACTCTCCAAACTTTCAAAAGCTCGTTAAACCTAAAGTTAATGATGGCCATTGCTTATTAATATCACCAGCAGATATACATATTGGTAAATTATGTAAATCTTTTGTAAGTGGTGAAGAGTATAACAAACAAATAGCAGTTCAAAGAACATTAGAAGCTATTGATGGTATATTACAAAAAAGTAATGGATTTAATATAGATAAATTAATACTATGTATTGGTAATGATGTAATGCACATTGATACACCAAGTGGTAATAAAACAACAAAAGGAACTGTTCAAGATACAGATGGAATGTTTTTTGAGCATTTTCATATTGCTAAAAGATTATATATAAATATCATTGAAACATTAGTTTCTTTTTATCCAGATTTACACGTTGTTTATAATAGTAGTAATCACGACTACTTAACTGGTTTTTGTTTAGCAGATACAATAGCAACATACTTTAGAAATAGCAAGAATATAACTTTTGATATTAGTTTACAACATAGAAAGTATTATACTTATTATGATAATTTAATTGGTTCAACTCATGGAGATGGTGCTAAATGGGATTTATTACCTTTATTAATGGCTGATGAATGTTCTGAATGGAGCAGAACTAAATACAGATATATGTTTACGCACCATATTCATCACAAGATAAGTAACAAAGATTTAGTAGGTTGCACGCTTGAGAGTTTTAGAAGTCCATCACCAGCGGATTCTTGGCATCACAAAATGGGTTATACCTCATCTAACAACCAAGCAATAGAAGGTTTTATCTTCTCTAAATACAATGGCCAAGTAGCCAGAATTACACATTTATTTTAGAATTAACATTTAATTGTTAATAAAGTTTTTTTGTTTTGTATTATAATTATATATATATTTACACAAATATTAAAAAATTATATTATGTCAAGAACAATAAATTATACAACAAGAACTTTTTATGTACCAGCAAATAAAATGGATACATTAGTTCAATTTCAAAATAAATGCAAAGAGAATGGACACAAATCTTATTCTGAAGTATTATTAAAACTAATGGAACAATACAACGAATTATGATACATTATCCACACCCTCACAATGAACACTACTACAATGAAAATATTCATCATTGGTGGGCATATACAACTAACAGATATTTACAAGATAGATTGAGAAACTTAGTTATAAGAGTGAATTGGAATAAAAGAATTATCTGTAGAATACATTTATCAAATAATGATTTAGAAATACATAAACATAGATTTGATACATTTATTAAACAATTAGAAAACATTGAAAAGCAATTAAAAACTATTGCAGTTCAATACAATGAACAAAGAATGAATAAATTAAAAACTATATTTACAAAAATTAGAAACTATGAAAATTAAAGAATTAGCACAAAAATATGATTTATCAAAAGATGACTTTTGGGAATTAAAAAGAGGTACAAAAAGTATGTGGATTATTACACATGATGCTTGTGAAAAGATAGCAGCAAAAGAAAACATACAATTTGGCGCACCAACAATATACAGAGATAGCAACCAAGATGTAGCAATAGTAGGAGATGCAAAACGTGGAAACAAAGTTATTTGGAGTACTGGTGAAGCGTCACCAAAAAATTGTAAAGCTCCTTATCCTTTCGCAATGGCCGAAAAGAGATTGAAAGATAGGTTGGTTTTAAAATTAATAGATGCTTATCAGTATTCAATATACTCAGATTCAGAAGCAGATAATTTCAAGAAACAATGATAGAAACAAACGCAATTGAAGTAATGCAGTTAGTTTTACTATGTATTACTTTAGGTTTAGTAATTGGAACTATAATCAAAAAGAAATAATTTAAACTATATATTATGAAAAAGAATCACTTAAGTTATTCAGCATTAAGTCAATTTAAAAAATCTCCTAACCATTTATTAGCATACTGGAACAAAGAATTAAAAACTACTGATGCTATGCAGTTTGGAAGTTTAATCCACAAAATGTTATTAGAACCAGAATCTTTTTATTATGATTTTGCTGTTTTTGGCGGGGCAAGAAGAGCTGGTAGACAATGGTTAGAATTTAAAGAAGAAAACGAAGGTAAAACACTAATTAAACAACAAGAATTAGATGATGCAAATAGAATAATTAACAATGCTATGTTACATCCAGTACTTACTGAAATGATGCAAAATAAAATAGAATCTGAAGTTAAATTAGAATGGCAACACAAAGATGTTAAATTTAAGGGTTTTGCAGACCTTTTAACAACGTTTAATGGTAGAAAATGTGTTGTTGATATTAAAACAACTAATGATGCTGGTAGAAGATTTGAAAGAGATTTATACTATAATGATTATAAAATGCAGTTGGCAATGTATCAAGACCAATACGATAAAGATACAGATGCTTATATTGTAGCAATAGAAACTACAACACCATTTAATGTTCAGATATATAAATTAGATGATAGTTTATTATTTAAAGGTTGGATGGATTATGATTTTTATACAGATAAGTTTAAAGAATGGGATGGTAGTCCTCAAGGTTACACTAATGATATAGTAGAAGTAAAAACAGAAGTGGAGGAAATAGTATGAAAAAACTTGCAATAATAGGTGGGTTAAGTTTAATGACTGCTGGAACAACTAATATGTTATGGCACAAGCAAAAGTTAGATTTAAATCCAAATACATTTGCAATAGCTACAGGAGGTTTTTTTGTAGCTGTAGGAATAACAATTAAATTTTAATTAAAAACAAATAACAATGAATAAAAAAGAAGAAACAATATATTGTGGAAGTGGTAAAGTTATGAATTCTAAATGGCTTAAAGTAACTATTAATCCAAGTAAATTAGCTGATTACATACAAGAGTATAATGGCAACAAGTTCATAAAATTAAATATTAATTTAAAAGATGAAGCTGACCAATATGGTAAAGATGTAAGTATTAGTATAGATACTTGGAAACCTGAACCACAAGCAGAACCAAGTAATACCTCAAACGATTTACCCTTTTAAGTTTTATGAAGCGGTCGAAGGTCTTAGAAGCATTGGGTTTAACGTCACAGGATATACAAAATATGTTGATGAACGGTTACACGATGCCAGAGATAGCAAAGAAGTATAAAATAAGTTATCTTTCATTGATACAAGCGTATAAGATACAAAAGAAAAATTTTAAGTATGTTGATTTTATACAACCTAAAGAAAAAGTGAAGGATATAAAAAACGTATCCTTCACCTTTGATAAACTATATACAGAAGAATCACTTAACGAAGAAGAACTACTTGCTTACTATAAGTATGAAGCTAAAAACAAAGCATATTATGAATATCAAAAACTATAAAATTATGAGTAAACACTTAAATAAAGAAATAGGAATGTTTGGGCAAAAACTTGTCTGCAAATATTTAAAAGAAAATAAAATTAATTATTGGACTAATGAGGATAAAAACAACTACAATAAAAATGATATTATTATGGAAAAAGATAATAATCTATATTTTGTAGAAGTTAGCACTAAAAGACACACTTTTAAGATTAATCACAAATGCACAGGAAAAAATAAAACACAAATAGATAGATACATAGAAAGAGAGTCATTATATGCTCATAAATATTTTATTGTATTTGTAGATTATAGCACCAAAACAATTTATGGTAATTATATAAGTAATTTAATGAATAAAACCTATAGTAAGGGAAAAGAATTTCCATATGTTGAAAACTCTGGTGGACAAGTGATTACATATTTTAATTTAGAAAATATGACTGTTTTGGCAGATATTAATGAAGATGATTTAGATAAACTTGGTGAATTACATTTTAAAAACAAAACACGAAAAGAACAAGTAAATCTTTTTGATGCAATAAATGATTTGAAGAATGAATATTAATAAAGTACATAATGTAGATTGTTTAAACTATATAAATACAATACCTGACAACTTTATTGATTTAGTAATAGTTGACCCGCCATACGGAGATAACTCTGGTTATGGTAGAAAAAACAAAACTATATTAAACAATGAAAGCGAAGAAATAAATTATAAGTTTTTAAAAGTTATATATAATAAAATGAAAAACGACACCAGCTTATATTTATTTACTAATCATAAATTTGCTTTTCAACTAAAAAACTTTGCATTAGAAAATAAGTTTAATTATCGTATGCTTTGTATAATGGTAAAGAATAATATAGGTATGGGTTATGGTTTTAGAAATCAATACGAGTTGTGCTTAGTGTTGGAAAAAGGTAAAGCAAAATACAACCTTAATAATTTTAGCAATGTTTGGAAAATGAAGCACGTTAATCACGATGATAATTCACATCCACATCAAAAAGAATATGATATTATAAGAAAAATCATATTACACTCAAGTGCGGAAAATGATATTGTGTTTGATGGTTTTATGGGAAGCTTTTCTACAGCAATAGCATCTTATAAAGAAAAAAGAAACTTTATTGGTTGTGAATTAGATGCTAAATGGTATAAATTAGGACAAAAAAAACTAAATCAAATTATGAATCAAACAACATTATTTTAATTATGAAAGAATTACCATATTTTAAATTTTATCCTAATCAATGGATAACAGGCAGTATATCATTTATGGATTTAGATGTTCAAGGTGCATTTATGAAAGTTTGTTGCTACTACTGGAGCAAAGAATGTAATGTAACAAGAAAACAAATTAAAACATTAATACCTAAACAATGGAGTACTTTAGTAGATGCTGAGTTATTTAAGATAGAAGAAGAAACTATTAGCATTAAATGGTTAGATGAACAATACCAGCAAAGATTAGTAGAACACAAGCGAAATGTTAGCAACGGAAAGAAGGGGGGCTTAAGCAGGGCTAAAGCATTAAGAAAAGATAAGATAAGAAAAGATAATAAAGACCCTTATTTAACTACAACATTTATAAAATGATAGTTAATAAAGAAGATAACTTAAAGTACTTATATGCTTTTAAAGAAGGTAAAATTAAACGTGGTTTAGAAATTGGAAACGAGTTTGATAAGTGGTATGTTCACAAACGTGGTAGCTTTACAGTTATTGTTGGATTAGATAATGTTGGTAAAACTTTTTTTATGTTATGGTACTTTTTATGCTTAAGCATTAAACACAATGTTAAATGGTGTATATGGAGCGGAGAAAATAGCTCAGGACAATTAACAAGAGATTTAATACAAATGTATGCACAATGTAAATTGACTAAATTAACTAAACCACAAATAGATAAATACAATAATAAAATTTCACAGTGGTTTACTTTTGTTAGTAATAAAAAAATGTATAATCATAAAGATTTACTTAAGATATTTAAAGAGAGTAATTGTGGTGCTTGTGCTATTGACCCATTCACAGGATTAAACCACAACAGAAGAGTAAATCAATATGAACGTAACTATTTGATTTGCAATGATATAAGAGAGTTTTGTAATACAACAGGTAAATCAATATATGTAATGACTCACCCAATGACTGAATCAGCAAGAAGAGTTTACCCACCAAATCACGAATTTGCATCATACATACAACCACCAAGAAAATCAGATGTTGAGGGTGGACAAGTATTTGCTAATCGCTGCGATTCTTTTCTTTCGATACATAGGTTTACTAATTCACCTGAAAGCTGGATGATGACACAAGTAAGAGTAGAAAAAATTAAAGACAAAGAAACAGGAGGAACACCAACTCTTGACCAACCATTATGTTTTGATTACAATAGTGGATTAGGATTTACAATTGGTGGTAATAATGTATTAAAACAAAAAAAATGAGATATAAATATGAAGACATACAAAAGTTTATGGAGTTTAAAACTTGGACTGATAAACAAAAAATAGATAAATTACTTGAAATAGATTGTAGTTTATATGCACATCTTGGCACAGATTCAACAAGAAGTGAAAAAGATGAAGTAAAAAGAAGAAGTTTAGAAATATATAGAATTATAAAAACATTAGATAAAAAACTTGGTGATGAATTACTTTACTCAGAAGATTTAAAACAATGAATATTACTAATGAAGATAATATGGAGCTAATGGCAAGGTATGAAGATAATCACTTTGACCTTGCTATAGTAGACCCTCCTTATGGATTAGGAAAAAAAACTACAAGTGGCGGAACTAATAAAAGTAAAGGAGGTAAAAATTATCAAGCAGCTAAATGGGATAACCACGATTGGGATAACGAAATACCAACAGATAAATATTTTATTGAATTAAAAAGAGTAAGTAAGAACCAGATTGTATGGGGTGGTAATTATTTTCCTTTTTTATGGGATAAAAGTTGTAGGAGTTTGATAACTTGGGATAAAATGGTTTATCTGCCTACTATGAGTCAAATTGAATATGCTTGGTATTCTAAAGATAAGTTGCCACAACTAATAAAAATAGATAACAATGATTCTAACAGAACACATCCAACACAAAAACCTGTTAAATTATACGAATGGTTATTAATGAATTACGCAAAAGAAGGAGATAAGATTTTAGACACTCATTTAGGAAGTGGCTCAATAGCTTTAGCTTGCCACAATTTAGGATATGATTTAACTGCTTGTGAACTTGACAAAGATTACTATGAAGCAGCTATAAAAAGAATAGAACAACACAAACAACAAATAAGAATGTTTTAATATGAATGATTTAGATTATACAATTACAAAGAACAAATTAGAAATATTGCTTTTAAAAGCACAAGAAGGTTTAAAAGTAGGTAAGGTAACACAAAGCAAATTAGATGCAGTAGAAACATTGCAAGACACTTTAAAATGTATGTTAGAGCTGAGGTTTACAATTGATGAACTAAATAAAAAACAAAGTTTATTAACAATGCAAAATGTAAAAGCATACAAAGAAACTGCTGAACTTAAGAAAAAATTTAATACTTTTAAAAAATAAACTATAAATTATGGGAATTACAATAATATTAACAATAACACATTTAACCTGTTTTATATTAGGTATAATAGTAACACAAATCATTGAAAGCAAATTCAAATAAAAAGAAAAGAACTCTTAATGAGTACAGACAAACAAAGGACTCGTACTATATTAATCCTCATACTCCTGTTGAGTATAACATTGCTTTACTGTGTAGGATATACCCTAATGATGCAGAGTTAGGAGCTGTAATTAGAAAACACTTTCAAAAGATATGAGTTTAAATGCAATTCAAAAAGGTAAAAGATTTGAGCTAAAAATAGCCAAAGATTTAGCAAAGAAGTTTGAAACTAATATTAGAAGAACACCAAACAGCGGTGGTTTAAGTATTAAAGGAGATATAATGACAACAAGCGGAATACTATCTGAGTATAGCTGGGAGTGTAAGAACCAAGAGAAATTAAATATCTGGAAAGCATTAGAACAAAGTGAAGGAGATGCAAGAGGAACATTAAAAACACCATTAGTTGTATTTACCAAGAACTTTGAAAAAGATTATGTTGCATTAAAATATGATGACTTTGTTAATTTACTTCTTGAATTAAATGAGTACAGAAGTAGATAATATACTACATATTCTAATAAGAGATGAGAAAACTTGGCTTAACATGGCTGAGGAAATAAGCAGCAGTAGTAAAGTACCAGCAAAAGATTTACTACATGATTTTTATATTGCTTTACATAGTAAAATTGATAGTGGTAAAGTAAAAATTAATGACATCCTGTATAACGATTCTTTAAATAAAGCGTTTATATATAAGATGATGTACAATATATTTATTGATAACATAAGAAACGACAGGGACATATTAATAGATAAAGAACTTAAAAACATTATAGAAGCAGACAACGAACCATATATTGATATTGAAAAAGTAGTTGATGAAATAGTAGATGGCTTTTATTGGTTTGATAGAAAGTTATTTAATTTATATAGAAAGAAATTCCATAGCATAAGAAAACTATCAGCAGCAACTAATATATCACACGTAGTTGTATGGAGAACTATAAATAATTGTATTAAAGAGATTAAAAAAAAAATTAATGAAAAGTAAAGGTTTAGGCGATACAGTAGAAAAGATAACAAAAGCTACTGGTATAAAACAAGCTACTGATTGGATATTTGATAAACTTGGAAAAGATTGCGGATGTGATGCAAGAAAAGAAAAATTAAATAAATTATTTCCATATAAAGTAGAATGTTTAAACGAAGAAGAATATATGTATTTAAAAGGATTCTTCACAATAAATAAAAACATAGTAAACAACATAGAACAAAAAGAACTATTAAAAATACATAATAGAGTATTTAACACCAACAAAAAAGCATCCAGTTGTGGCAGTTGTGTAAAAGATTTAGTTAATACTATGAAAAGATTATATAATGAATATGAATACGAAAGAGAAAGTAAAAGCAATTGAAAAAAAGCTATTAATGTTTTTAAACAAATACAGTGAAAATACAGTGAAAAATGTCAAGAGAACAAAACTTAAAAAGTTGGACTAAAGGCCAATCAGGTAATCCAAAAGGCAAACCAAAAGGCGCTAAAAATAGAAGCACAATTATTAAAGAAATACTTAACTTAATGGTTAAGAAAGTTGATGCAGATGGTAAAGCAGTTTGGCAAAGTAAAGAGTATTTAATGGTTGAAGCATTAGTTAATAAAGCTATTGATAAAGGGGATGTAAATGCTTTTAATGCTATATATAATAATTTGTATGGTAACTTAAAAGATACTGTTGATGTAAATACTACAGAAGAAGTAAACCATGATTTCAGAAAAATCATTTCAAGGATTAAAGCTCAATAAAAAGTATTTAGTATTAGATGAATCATTTGCACGTTATTTTATTGTAACTGGTGGTAGAGGTTCAGGTAAATCATTTGCAGTTAACTCAGTACTATTACTATTAACTTATCAAGCAGGGCATACTATATTATTTACACGTTACACGCTAAGAGCTGCCAGCATTAGTATTATACCTGAGTTTATAGAAAAGTTAGAACTACTTGGGGTTATTGACCAATTCAAAATAACAAAGGATGAAATAATAAATAAAGGCAATGGTAGCAAGATAATATTTAGAGGTATCAAAACAAGTTCAGGTGACCAAACTGCAAATCTTAAATCATTGACTGGTATAACTACGTGGGTAATGGATGAAGCTGAGGAACTTAATGATGAGGATATATTTGATAAGATTGATTTATCTGTTAGAAACAAAATACAAGAAAACAGAGTTATATTAATATTAAACCCAACAACCAAAGAACATTTTATTTATAAACGTTGGTTTGAAGATAGGGGAGTTAGTGCTGGTAGTAATATAACAAAAGAAGATACAACATACATTCACACAACATATTTAGATAATATAGACAACCTTTCAGAAAGCTATATTAAGCAGATTGAAACAATGAAAGTAAGAAGGCCAAACAGATACAAGCATACAATAGAGGGTGCTTGGTTAGATAAAGCTGAGGGTGTTATATTTACTGATTGGAGTATAGGAGAATTTAAACAAGTAGGCAAAGTTGTATTTGGCCAAGATTATGGTTTTAGCAATGACCCATCTACATTAGTTAAAACAAGTATAGATAAAGAAAATAAAATAATCTATATACAATTATGTTTCTACCAAACTAAACTAACTACAAGTGAGATATTACAACTTAACAAGAAGTTTGCAGCAGATAATTTAATAGTAGGTGATTCAGCAGAACCAAGATTAATAACAGAACTAAGCAGAGATTGTAATGTAGTGCCAGCTATTAAAGGACAAGGCAGTATTACGTTTGGAATTAGTTTATTACAAGATTATGATTTAGTAATAACTGAAGATAGTACAGAATTAATTAAAGAGTTAAATAACTATTGTTGGTTAGAAAAGAAATCACAAACACCAGTTGATAATTTTAATCATGCTATTGATGCGCTGAGGTATGCAGTTAGCTACCAATTACAGAATCCTAATTTAGGAGAATATCACATTTATTGAAGCCCCGCTTAAGCCACCCTTAAGCATTTAGATAAGATAAGAAAAGATAAGATATATAAGAAAAAATAAAAAAAAATAAAAAAAATACTATGTTTTGTAATTTGTATTATAATTATACTTATATTTGATTATTATTAATTAAAACCAAAACAATGATTATAGAAACAATGTTAAAATTAGAAAGAGAAAGATACTCAAGAAAGTTTTTAAATAAACATTTTAATAAAATGACAAAAAAACAAAAAGAACAAGCTATGAAAATACTTGTTGATTTTCAAAAATTTAAAGATAGAGAATTAGCATTGTAATTAATTAAAACCAAAACAAAATGAAATATCAAGTAATAATAAATGACACTAAAGAAACAGTTTTTACATCAGATAATGGAAAGTATACAAAAGTGTGGGAAGATGACTATTATAGGTCTTTGTCTTATAAAAGTGAAAAAGGGTTTTTAAATGCATTAAATAAAATGATTAATAAAAAAAGTCAGATTAGAGCGTGGAATGAAGATGGTACACCAAATAAAGAATTTAAATTATAAGTCAAAATAAACAAAGAACTAAAATTATAAGCTACTGTAATAGGTAGCTTTTTTTATTATATTTGAAATAAGCAAATAATAGCCAATGTTAATTTGCGTTTTGGTTTAAAGTAGGTATTCGGCAAAAGAGCGTTACCTACTTTTTTTTATATTTGTATATAACGATTCAACAATTAAAACGTTTATATATAAATGAAGTTAACTATTAACATACCAGAAACACTTAATGAAGTTACTTTAAAGCAATACCAAAAGTGGTTAAAGATTGCTGAGGGTAAAGAACTGGATTCATTCTTACAACAAAAGATGGTAGAGATATTTTGTAATGTACCATTAAAACAAGTATTACAAATAAAAGCTACTGATATAAACAACATCTGTGAAGAGCTATCAAAACTATTTAATAATGAACCTAAATTTATAGATAGGTTTACAAAGAATGATAAAGAGTTTGGATTTATACCAAAGCTGGATGATATTAGTTTTGGTGAGTATGTTGATTTAGATACTTACCTTGCTGATTGGGAACTTATGCACAAAGCAATAGGTGTCTTATATAGACCAATAACTTACAAGAAGAAACAACAGTATTTAATAGAAGATTATGAAAGTTCTGATAAATATGATATGTCAGAAACAACATTAGATATTGTATTTGGAGCGATTGTTTTTTTTTACAATTTAAGAAAAGAATTACAGAAAACTATCCTGAACTATTTAGCAACACAGAAGGAGATAGAGCTGCCTCAGCATCTGCGGGATTCTCTGCTAAATGGGGATGGTATCAATCTATCTACGGACTTACTAATGGCAACATTCTCAAGTACAATGAAATTACCAAATCAAAACTACATACCTGTTTAATGCACTTAGCATTTGAAAAAGATAAATATGAATTAGAACAACAGATATTAAAAAGAAGCCAAAGATGACAAAGCAAGATATATTAGAGGAGTTAACTGAAAGAAATTTATTAGTAGAGAATGACCACATTATTTTAGTTGATGGCTTTGAAGAAGCATTTTTAGGTATTACAGCAAATCACCCAGTACAAGCAATTTATGATTATTGGATTTGTTTAGATATTTTAATACAAAGAGAGGGTTTAGATTTTGATAATGCTATTGATTCTCTTGATGAATTTATAGAGCAAGATTTAGGTAATCACACACCAAGATATATAAAAGTAGTATGAATAGTTTTTATAACATAATAGATAAAATAAAAGAAGTAGTTTCAGCTGAACCATTTAACAATGAAATAACATTTGGTGATATAGCTGATATAGATTTAAAGAAACAAAGTTTATTTCCATTATCACACATAATGGTTAATAACATGAATATAGAAGAGCAACATGTTACTTTTAATATTACTTTATTTCTTATGGATTTAGTTGACATAAGCAATGAACCAGATGCAACTTTATTTTTAGGTAATGATAATAGGCAAGATATATTAAATACACAAGCAGCTTTAGCTACAAGGGTTATAAGGGTGTTACAAAAAAGTGATTTATATAAAGATGAATTTCAGTTAATAGGCACAGCAAGTTGTGAGCCATTCACTGAAAGATTTGATAATATGTTGGCTGGTTGGGCAATTACTTTTGATGTTGGTGCTAAAGATGAAATGACTTACTGCTAATGAGTGAATTTAGAAAAGCTTTAGAGAAATACGCAAAGTATGTTATACAGCAATCACGTAGTAATTTAACACGTGGTAAAAATAATGCATCTAAGGCATTATATAACAGTTTAGAATATAATATTAAAGGTGATAAGGTTTCTTTTCTTAGTGAAGATTATGGGCAGTTTGTAGATAAGGGTGTAAAGGGTTCTAAATCAACATATCCAGAAAGTTCTGCAAGTCCATTTAAATATACTACTAAACAACCACCAAGTAAAGTATTTGACAAATGGAGTATTAGAAAAGGAATAGCACCAAGAGATAAACAAGGCAGATTTGTTAAAAGACAATCACTAAATTTTTTAATTGCAAGAAGTATTAAAAACAAAGGAATTAGAGCAACATTATTTTTTACTAAACCATTTGAACGTGGTTTAGATTTATACGGAGATGAAATAGTTGCTGGTTATTTAGAAGATAAATTGAATTTACAATGAGTACAATAATAAGAACAAGAAGTCCATTTTTTATAAGAACACCACAAGAAGCAGATAGTAATTTAAGTTACTTTCAAATAACTATTAGCATATTTAGTGGTTTAAGTACATCAACAACACCTTGTGATGATTTAGCAGTTTCATATCAATTACAAAAGAAACCATTAGGAGCTGAAAACTCTGTAACTGTTGATATTAGTGAAATAGTAAATGACCAAATAGAACAAATATTTACAGGCACTTATTCTGCTTCATCTGCTAAAGCTTCTGTTTGGGTAACAGTAACAACATCAGCAAGGCAATCAGATGGCACTATAATTGGCACAGCAACATCCAACACTTACTTAGCACAAGAGGGCTTTAACAAATTCAAAGAAGGAGTTAATTATACAACAGAACCTATTGCAATGATTAGTGGTTCTTATATACAATACGATAGAAACGGAACAGCAACAATACCAGTTAATGTGGAAAGAGTTACTTCTGTTCAATGGCGTTCTGGAACTGGTGTAAGAGAAACAGATTCATTTACTGATAATAGTAATTCAAATCAAAAAATTCAATATGCTCAATTTACCAGTACAACATTATTAGATAATGCTTTAGTTACTTATGATAGTGGTAGCACTACAACAATTACATTAGCACCAACAGAAGAATGTAAATATCCAGTAAACAAAATAACATTTGTAAACAGATGGGGTGCAATGCAAGATTTATTTTTCTTTAAAAAATCTGTAGATAGTTTAGAAAGCAGAAGTGAGAGTTTTAACAGAAGCATATTTAAAGCAAGAAGTGTATCATTAGCACCAGGAGAAGAACCAGAAGAACCTTGTGAAGAAACAATCACTTATAATAGTTATTCAACTACAGCACATGCCAAAAAAACATTTAATGCTAATGCAACAGAATCTGTTTTATTAAATAGTGGTTTTGTTAATGAATTAATGAATCCATATTTTGAAGAGTTAATGGTTAGTGAGAATATATGGTTAACAGATTCAGACAATGTAATTTATCCAGTTAATTTAAAAGAAAGTTCATTTACTAAAAAGACAGGTTTAAATGATAGGTTAATAAACTATACAATGAACTTTGAAAAAGCATTTGATTTAGTAAACAATATTAGATAATGCAAAAGGTTATTCTATACATACAACCACAACTAAGGACAACTACAACTACACAAGATTTTGTTAGAGTTGATTTAATGGAAGAAGATTTAATTGAACTAACTCAAGTTATTCAAGATGCAAGAGATATTGAAAAAATATTTACTGATTATTCAAGGACTTTTAATTTACCAGCAAGTAAAACAAATAACAAGATTTTTAAACATTGGTATAATCCAGATATTGATGGTTTTGATAATCAAATATTTTGTAATGCACGAATAGAATTAAACCACTTGCATTTTAGGTTTGGCAAAATAAAATTAGAAGAAGCAGTTTTAAAAAATAATGAAATATCAATGTATAAAGTAACATTTTTTGGTGATACTTTAACACTCACAGAATTAATTGGTGAAGATAGTTTAGATAGTTTATTGTGGTTAAATAATTTTAATCATATTGCCACTAATGCCTATATAAAAGATGCTTTAGAAAATGGCAAAGATTTTACTGTTGATAGTGTAAGTTATCCAAATGCAATTATATATCCATTAATAGCACACTCACAAAGCTATATTTTTGATGATACTAATAATTTAGATAATGGTTTAAATTTAAGTGTTGCTTCTTCACATCACAATAAAAGAGGTGTATTTCCTGAAGATTTAAAACCAGCTATAACTGTTAAAGTTATTTTTAAAGCTATTGAAGAACAGTATGGTATAACTTTTAAAACAGGTGAGTTTTTAGATTCTTCTGCTATGACTAACTTATACTTGTGGTTACATAGAGAAAAAGGTAAATTAGTTGCACCAAATAGTAAAGAACTTAAAACTGCTTTTACTTGCACATCAGGTACAACAGTATGTAATCATTTTAGCTCAACTCAACCACCAATTGGTCCAGAGTCAACAGGTGGTTCATATATATTTAGTGATAATAATACAGGAGGGCAACCAGAAGGATTTAATTTTGCAGCTCAAATAATACCAACAGATAATACTATTGAATATGCTATTGATATTATTAATGAAAATGATGGTGTAGTACACGCAACTTTAGAAGGTGTTACAGGTACTCAATCTTTAAGTGTTGGTTTTGGTTTTAATTCAATTAATCCAATAGCACAAGGGCAAGGATTTACATTAATAGCTAAAGTAAGAAGTGCAAGTACATTAACTTTTGATTCTGTTTTAACCTGTCAACATTTTGTGTTTAATTCAAGCACATTAAGTTATGATACTTATTCAGGAACATTTACACAAGATGCTAATTTAACAACTGACCAAACTATTACAATAAGAAACCAAGTACCAGATATTAAAGTATTAGATTTTTTAAGAGCATTTTTTAATATGCACAACTTAACTGCATTTTTAAATTTTAATGGTGAAGTGGTTGTTAAAACATTAGATAATTTTTATAGTGGTGGAGATACTTTTGACATAACTCCATTTGTAAAAACAGATGAACATACTGTAGGTGCAACAGTTCCATTTAGTGAAGTAGATTATGAATATGCAGAACCAAAAAGCATTTTAGCACAACAATTTTTAAACACTAATAATCAAAAGTATGGTGAATTAAATTATGTAGCTGATATTACTAAAAGTAAAAAGTATGAAATTAAAATACCTTTTGAGCACATGTTGTTTGAAAGATTACAAGATAAAACAAGTAGTGCTTTAACTACAGTTCAGGTTGGTAGTTTTTTAAATGAAGAACTTGAACCAAGTATTGGACAACCACTTTTATTTTATGGTATCTATCAACAGAATCAGGATAATATTAATTTTATTTATAATACAAGACCAGCAGTTTATGGAGCTCTAGCAGATAATCCAGCTAATAATTCTGATGTTTTTAACTTAAATGATTATTGGATTCCAAGTGTGTGTAATGAATTAGGTACATCATCAACACCACCTACATATAATTTAAATTTTGGTAGTGAAATAAATACTTATACACTAACTGATTATGGTGGTAATAATAATAGTTTATTTCAAACTTATTACACTAATTACATCACAAGAGTATTTAACAAAAGAACAAGAATATTCAAGTTTTCTGCAATACTACCACTTAAAGTATTATTAAATCTAACATTAGATGATTTAATTGTAGTTGGTACAAGAGCATACACAATAAATAAAATGTCAACTAAATTACAATCAGGTGAAACCAATTTTGAACTACTAAATGAACCATCATGAAAACAATATTAGAAGCATTAGAATTTTGTAAAGAAAATAAATTATATGATAAACATATAAAGATAGCATTAGGTATCAATAAAGTACCATTAACATTTAAAGAAGCATTTAACGAATTAAGATTAAGAAGATGAAAACAATTAATTATACAGTTGACATAAAAACCAAAACTTCTTCTGTTAAACAAGGAGAGAAAGATGTTAAAGATTTAGGTAAAACAACTAAAAAAGTTTCTAAAGATGCAACTAAAAACTTAGATGCAATGGGTGGAGCATTAAATGCTTTACCAGCTCCAATACAAAGAATTGTAACAGGTTTTCAAACTTTAAAAGTTGCATTATTATCTTCTGGTATCGGAGCATTTATTGTAGCTGCTGGTGCATTAGCTGGATTATTTACTGCTGCAACTAAAAAAGGTGCTGAATTTTCAAAAGCATTATCTGGATTAGAAGCAGTTCTTGGAGCAAGTGATGATGAAATGAATCAACTATCTAAATCAGCAAAAGAACTTGGTTCATCAACTCAATTCACAGCAAAAGAAGTTGTTAGTTTACAAACAGAATTTGCTAAACTTGGATTTTCAACAAAAGAAATACTTAAATCTACAAAAGCAACATTAGATTTAGCGGCTTCTTTAGATGTTGGTCTTGGTGAAGCAGCATCGATAGCTGGTTCAACTTTAAGAGCGTTTGGATTAGAAGCACAAGAAACTCAAAGAGTTGTTGATGTAATGGCTTCATCCACAAGTAAATCTGCTTTAGATTATGATTCCTTAAGAGAATCTTTAAAACTTGTAGCTCCTACTTCAAGAGCGATGAATGTGAGTATTGAAGAAACAACTGCTCTTTTAGCTACTCTTGCTGATAATGGTTTAAAAGGTTCTATTGCTGGAACTGGACTGAGCAAAACTTTTATTGAATTAAATAAAAAAGGTATTCCACTTAATGAAGCACTTGAAAGAGTTAAAAATAGTTCTAATTCTTTAAATAAAGCAATTGATTTAGTTGGAGTTGTTGGTTCTAAATCACTTTTAACACTTGCTAATAATGCTCCTAAAATAGACACTTTAACAACTGCTTTTGAAAATTCACAAGGTGCTGCTCAAAGATTAGCAGAAACAAGATTAGATAATTTAGCAGGAGATACCACTAAATTAAGTTCAGCATGGGAAGGATTTTTATTATCTGTTGAAGATGGTGAAGGTATATTTAGTAAAATAGCAAGAGGATTTGTCCAAGCATTAACAGGAATTGTAAATACTTTAACTTTTGTTAGTAAAGCAACAGGAGCGTTTTTTGCAGAAATAAGAGAAACTGCTGGCATTTCTTTAGCAGTTCTTAAAACAGGAATAAAAAACACTTTAAGAGGTATACAAAATTCTTTTTTAAGTTTTAAAGAAACTATTGCTGATATTCCTTTTATTGGAAAAGCAATTGATAAAGAAAAACTTGCAAAAGATAGAGAAGCATTAAACCAAGCATTAGCAAAAGCAAATGAGGATGCTAAATACTGGGCTGATATAAGTAAGAAACGAGCAGAAGAAGGCAATCTTTTTGAAAGAACTATAAATAGGTTAAAACAAAAAGAACAACAAAGAAGTAATGAAGAATTAGAAGAAAGCAATAAGAATAAATCAGATGCTAATGTAAAAGGGTTAGAAGAAGAAGAAAAGAAAACAACGGATTTAATAAAATTAAAACAAGAAGAACTTAAAGCAATATTAAATGTAGATGCAGCAACAAGAAAAGAGTTAGCAATTAGAAATGAAAAAGTTAAAGCAATACAAGCTGAAATTAAAGAACTACAAAATTTAAGAACAGCTAAATTTGATATTGAAAAAATCGACACAGAATCTTTACCTACTTTAAAAGCAAGAGAGATTGAAAAAATAGAAATTAGAACTGGCGCAGAAGATTTAATTTCAAGAAATATCAAAAAAATTAAAGACCAAACAACACGTGATGATGTTATTAGAGAAAATGAAGATTTTGAAAGAAAAAAAGCTCTTGCGAATGCACAAGTTGATATTGCTTTAGGTGCTTTAAGTTCTATTGGTCAAATTGCTGATGCTTTTGCTAAAGGAGATGAAAAAAGGGCAAAGAAAGCATTTAAAATAAATAAAGCTATTGGTATTGCACAGGCAACAATTAACACAGCGAGAGGTATTGTAAATGAACTTTCACACCCTGTCAAAAGTTTAACTTTTACAAACTATGCTGCTGCTGCTGCAATGGCATTGGCTGGAGCTGCTCAAATAGCAACAATATCTGCAACAAGATTTGATTCTGGTGGGGGTGCTAAACCAACAACAACAGACGATACTGGTGGTGGTAGTTTAAATGCTGCAACACAACCACCATCTTTCAACGTAGTAGGGCAAAGTCAAGCAAATCAAGTGGCAATGGCTCTTACAAATCAACCACCAGCACAAGCATTTGTAGTAGCTGGAGATGTTACAACAGCACAACAACTACAAAACAATACAATACAACAAGCAACTTTTTAAAATAAAATACAATGGATATAATAGAATTAATATTAGATGAAGAAAATGAAGAGATGGTTGGAATAGATGCGGTTAGTATCGTAGAGAATCCAGCTATTGAATCAGATTTTATTGCATTAGCAAGTGATGAAATACAACTTGCAAAAATAGATGAAGAGAAAAAACTTCTTCTTGGTGCAGCACTTATACCAAACAAGCCAATATTTAGAAAGCGTAATGATACTATGTTTTATGTTTACTTTTCAAAAGATACAGTAAGAAGAGCAAGTGAATTGTTTTTTCAAAACAGTAATCAAAACAACGCAACCTTAGAACACCAAATGAGTGTTAATGGTTTAACTGTTGTAGAATCTTGGATAGTAGAAGATACTAAAATGGATAAATCTGCTAAGTATGGTTTAGAAATGCCTGAGGGTACTTGGATGATTTCTATGAAAGTGGAGAATAATGAAGTTTGGACTGATTATGTTAAAACTGGTAAAGTAAAGGGTTTCTCAATTGAAGGATTTTTTTCTGACCGAGCAAAAATTAAAAAACCTGATACAAAAGCAGAGATGGCAGCTATTGAAGAAGAGGAAGCTGAATATATGCTTAGTAATATTAAGGCACTAATTAAGAAAGATGGTAGAACTAAATCTGGCAAAAAGATAACATTAGAAACTTATAATGATTATCCACAAGCAGTAAGTAATAATGCTAAAAGAGGTATTGAACTAAATGAAAAAGTTAATAATAAATGTGCAACACAAGTTGGTAAAATAAGAGCGCAACAATTAGCACAAAAAGAAAACATTAGTTTACAAACTTTAAAAAGGATGTACAGTTATTTAAGTAGAGCGCAAGAATATTATGATGAAGGAGATACAAAAGCGTGTGGTACAATTAGTTATTTACTATGGGGTGGTAAAGCTGGCCTTAGATGGAGTGAAAGCAAGTTAAAAGAACTTGGTGAAATTAATTTAGCTTCTATGGTGGTTGATGATAACTTTGCAATAATAGATGATAGATTAGCTTATAAAACTCAAGAGAAAGCTGAGGAGATGGCTAAAAATATAGGTTGTGAAGGTTTTCACGTTCACGAATTTGAGGGTAAAGAGTGGTATATGCCTTGTGAAAAACATAGTTTGCAAGAATACAAATGCCCAGAAGGATTTGTAAAAAAAGATGGTAGATGCGTTAAAAAAAAAAGTAGCTATGCAGAAGTAGGAGAAAGAGGTGGAGTTAAGAAATCACCTAAAGCACCAGCATCTGGAACACCAAATAAAAATCCTAAAGGAAAAGGTACTGCTAAAGGAGATGCCTCAACAAGTAGAGGAGCTAAAGTAAGTAAAGCAGATGAAGCAACACTACAAAAGAAATCTGATGAATTTAACGAAAGATATAAAGAAAAGTTAGGATATGGAGTTACTATTGGACAATTAAAAACAGTTTTTCAACGTGGATTAGGTGCATTTAATGTATCACATTCACCAAGAGTAACCTCAGCTAAACAATGGGCATTAGCAAGAGTAAATGCTTATTTATATCTTGTAAAAAATGGTAGGCCACAAAATCCTAAATATGTAGGAGATTTTGATTTGCTACCAAGTAAACATCCTAAATCACCAAAAAATAAATAATATGAAAAGTAAAAAATTTGTAACACCAAGTAATACATCACCTAAAAACACTAATAGAGGTTGTTTGTGTCCTGATGGTAAAAGATATAGTAGAAAATGTTGTGATGGCTCATTACAAGCTCAAGGTATAGGTTCTATTACTGGCAGTAATTAAAAAAAGCCACTCTTTTGAAGTGGCTCTTTTATTTTAGTTTTTTAGGTATTTATTTAAAATCATAAATACTTTGGAGATAATCAATTACACTATAATACATAGTATCTAAAAAAGTAGTTTTTTCGTTGTGTTTCCAATTACCATCTTTTTGTATAACTGTAAAATCTATATAAGTTCTATTACATCCTATAGATGTATTTTTGTTAATTTTGATGTAGTTTCCGTTTTTTAATTCAAGTATCATTTGTTTTGGTTTTAATTAATAATTTATGTAAATATAATTATAATTATTTAATAAACAAGCATTTTATAAAAAAAAAATTAAAAAAAAATATAACAGTAAAGGTTTTCAAACGTTTATAGGTATATACTCAAATTATGAAAGCAAACGAAATACTAAACAAAATAAAAAATATTGTTGGTGAAAAAGTTGAACTTTCTGAAGAAAAAATAGAAATGGCTGAAATCACATTAGAAAATGGTACTGTACTTGTTGCAGAATCTTTTGAAGCTGGAAAATCTGTATTTATTAAAACTGAAGATGAAGAAATTGCTCTTCCTGTTGGTGAATATAAATTAGAAGAAGGCAAAGTTTTAGTTGTAACTGAAGAAGGTTTAATTGACAGTATTAAAGAAGCTGCTGAAGAAGCAGTTGAAGAAGAAGAATTATCTGAAGAATCTAATGAAGAAGTAGAAACTGAATTAGAGGAAGAAGAAAAAGAAGAAATGGAATATGTTACCAAAGAAGAATTCAAATCTGCTGTTGAAGAAATAAAAGCAATGATTGAAAAAATGGGTAACAAAGATAAAGAAGAAATGAAGGAAGAAGTAATAGAAGAAGTTAAAGAAGAAAAAGAAGAACTTTCTGCTGTTGCTCCTGAACCTGTAAAACATAATCCTGAAGCTGAAGTTGATAATAAAGTGAATTTTCATATTGCAAGCAATAGAACACAAACAACTAAAGACAGGGTTTTTGATAAAATTTTTAACAATAATTAATATAAAATAAAATGGCGAATAGTTTAAATACACCAATTACAAGTACTTATGCTGGTGAGTTTGCTGGGAAATATATCTCTGCTGCTCTTTTAAGTGCTAACACAATTGATAAAGGCGGAATAGAAGTAATGCCTAATATCAAGTACAAGTCTACAATGAAGAAAGTAGCAACTGCATCATCTATTATAGGTAATGCTGCTTGTGATTTTTCTGGAACTGCAGACCAAGTTACATTAACTGAAAGATTATTACAACCAGAGGAGTTTCAAGTAAACCTTGAGTTCTGTAAGCAAGATTTCCAATCGGATTGGGAAGCTGCTCAAATGGGATATTCTGCATTTGATAAAATGCCACCTAAATTTTCAGATTTCATTATTGGCCACGTAGCTGGTTTAGTAGCTGAAAAAACTGAGCAAAACATTTGGGAAGGTGTTAATGCAAACGCTGGAGAATTTGATGGTTTAGTAACTTTAGCTTTAGCTGATGCTGATGTAGTAGATGTAGCATCTCACGCTGCTGTAACTGCTGCTAACGTAATTGACAAATTAGGTTCTATTGTTGATGCAATACCTTCTGCTCTTTACAATAAAGAAGATTTACACATTTACGTATCACAAAACATTGCAAGAGCTTATGTAAGAGCTTTAGGTGGTTTTGCTACTTCAATTGGTGCTGCTGGTACTGATTCAAAAGGAACACAATGGTACAACGCTGGTGGACAACTATCTTTTGATGGTGTGAAAATCTTTGTTGCTAATGGTTTAGCTGATGATACTGCAATGGCTGCACAAAAATCTAACTTATACTTTGGAACTGGTTTATTATCAGATATGAACGAAGTTAAAGTATTAGATATGGCTGACCTTGATGGTTCACAAAATGTCAGAGTAATAATGAGATTTACTTCTGGTGTACAATACGGAATAGGTTCTGATATAGTTTTATACCACGCCTAAGAATTAATTAATAACAAGGGGGTGTGATTCCCCCTTTATTTAAATTTTAATAATATGGCTTGCGATTTAACAGCTGGTAGAAAAGTACCTTGTAAAGATGTAATTGGTGGTATTGTTAGAGCTTGGTTCATTGATTTTGGTGAATTAGGAACTGTAACAAAAACCAATGATGAAATTACAGATATGACAGGTACAATAACTGCCTTACAATATGATTTAAAAGGAACAAATAGTTTGGAAACTGCTATTACATCCTCAAGAGAGAATGGCACAACATTCTTTGAAGAAACATTAACTTTAACACTACCTAAATTATCTAAAGAAGATAATAAGGAACTTAAGCTGATGGCTTTTGGACGTCCCCACGTTTGTGTAGAAGATAGAAACGGAAACTTCTTTTTATGTGGCTTAGAACACGGAATGGAAGTTACTGGTGGAAGTATAGCTACGGGAACAGCTTTTGGGGATTTAAGCGGTTACTCACTAACATTAACTGGTCAAGAATTAGAACCAGCTAATTTTATTGCTGGTGGTACTTCTGCTGACCCTCTTGCGGGAATGAGTTCAGCGACTGTAACAGTTACTGTAGGTACAAATAGTTAAAAAAATACGCAGTTAAATATAATTGTGTGATTCATAATATATAGTTTGATTGAGGGGTGGAAGTGATTAGCCACCCCTTTTTTATTAAAAAAATATGCAAATATTAACTACAAGTGGCACACGAATTATTAACTTTATACCAAGAGAAACAATAACTGGTAGTAAAACTTATAAATTAGTGATAAAATCAGAAGCTCAAAATAAAGTTATAGCAACAGATAATGATGCAACATTTTCTGAATTAGATTACTATTACCAATACTCAACTACTCAAGCGTTAGTTGAAAATCAATACTATACTATTACAATCACTAATACAACAGATAACGCAATAATTTTTAAAGATAAAATGTATTGTTCAGACCAAACACTTTCAGATTATGAGATTTCAAATGGTGTTTATATAGAACAAAGCACAGGAGACAATCAATTTATATATTATGGATAATTTACATTTAATACAATTAGGCCAATACGAAAGGCCAACAATCACAGAGGAACGTAATAAAGATTGGGTATCAATAGGCGATAATAATGATTATTACCAAAGTTTGATTGATGCTTATATGGATAGCACAACAAACAATGCTGTAATTAATGGTATTGTAAATCAAATTTACGGTAAAGGATTAGATGCTACTGATTCTGCACAAAAGCCAGACCAGTATGCACAGATGAGGAGTTTGGTAAAACCTCACGATTTAAGAAATGTTTGCCAAGATTTAAAACTATTAGGAGAAGCTGCTTTTCAAATAACTTACAATGGTAATAAAATATCAGCAATAACACACTTTCCAAGAGAAACGTTAAGAGCTGAAAAGATGAATGATAAAGGCGAAATAAAAAACTATTTTTATTCTGCTGATTGGAGTAAAGTTAAACACAATACTAAACTAAAAAAGTTTCCTGTTTTTGGTAGTGGCGCACAAAATGAAATATATATTGTAAAAAGATATGTAACTGGATTTTACTATTATTCGCCAGCAGATTATAATACTGCTTATGCAACACTTGAAAATGAGATAGCGTGTTACTTAATTAACGATACTCAGAATGGTTTTAGTGGTACAAAGGTGGTAAACTTTAATAATGGTGTACCTGATAGAGAAAAGCAATTAGCCATTAAGAATGATGTAATGCAAAAACTTACTGGTAGCTATGGCGAGAAAGTAATTGTTGCATTTAACAATAATGCAGAAAGTAAAACAACTGTTGAGGATATACCATTAAACGATGCTCCAGCACATTATTCTTATTTAAGTGAAGAATGTAGTAGAAAGATTATGTTAACTCACAGGGTGACATCACCCTTGCTCATTGGCTTAAGAGATGGTAATAATGGTTTAGGTAATAATGCAGATGAAATACAAAACGCCTCAAGGCTTTTTAATAACGTAGTTATACAACCGTACCAAAATCTTTTAATTGATAGCTTAGATACAATATTAGCAGTAAATGATATTAGTTTAAATCTTTACTTTAAAACTATTGAACCATTAGAATTTATGGATTTAGAGAATGTTGAAGGTGAAGAAAACATTGAAGAGCAAACTGGAATAAAGGAAGAAGAAGAAAGCACAGAGCTTGAAATAATGGCTTCTAAGAGCATTTCTAATAAAGATAGTGATGAACTACTAAAAGATGCTTTAGATTCGCTTAAAGGCGTTAAAATGGATTCTGAAGAGTTTGAAATAGTTGATATTAGAGATTTAGATGATGAAAATGAAAGTATTGAAGATTGGGCTAAATCAATGATACAATTAAGTGATGTTATAGATAGTAAAGAAGATGGTTTTTCTACTTTAGATAAATCAATGTATAAAGTAAGATACAAATATGCAAAAGGCAGCAGTAGAGGTGGAGAAAGCAGAGAGTTTTGCAAAGAGATGATGAACAGAACAAGTGCTGGTATTGTATATAGATTAGAAGATATTGATAAAGCAAGCAGGGATATGAACTTTAAAGCTGCTAAATTACCAATGCACAATGGCCAAAAGTATGATTTGTTTAAATTTAAAGGTGGTGTTTATTGTAGACACAAATGGCAACAGATTTTATACAAAATAAAAAAAGGAAAAGAAGTTGGTAGTGAGGATTTAGATGATTACAAAAAAACTAAATCTATTCCAAAGAGTTATGAACCAAAGCCAAGAGGTAGAAAACAAGCAGCAAAAGCTCCAGTAAATATGCCTAATAATGGACATCACCCAAATTATAAAGGAAAATGAGTAAAGCACTATTTGTAACAAGACACGATATATCAGTATTTACTGCTGCTAATGGTAATATAGATAATGATAAATTATTACCATTTATAAACCAAGCACAGGATATTCACATACAAAATTACTTAGGTACTGATTTATATGTTAAAATACAAAATGAAATAACTGCTGGTACTTTAGCTGACCCTTATTTAGCTTTGCTGAATAATTATATAAAAAGTATGCTCTTACATTGGAGTATGGTTGAATACTTACCTTATGCTGGTGTTAATATTTCAAATGGTGGTATATATACTAAGAATCCTGAAAATAGCACAGCATTAAGCAAAGAACACGTAGATAGCTTAATAGAAAGAAGTAGAACTACAGCACAGTTTTACACAAATAGATTTATAGATTTTATGCAAAATAACGCAGCTGGATTAATACCTGAGTATTATAGTAATTCTCAAGAGGATATGTATCCAGATGATGTTGCAGATTTTGGAGGTTGGGTACTTTAAAAATATATTATGCCAGATAATAACATAGAATGGGGACAAGGTGGTGTTAACAACAGTAATGACTGGGGTAAAGCAAAAGCTAATTCTACTAACAACTTTGGTGCTGTTTATGATAGTTCGCCAAGTGGTGATACTAATATTGCTGGAGGGCAACCAGTAGTATCAATAACTTATTCTTCAAGTGCATTTTGTGCTGATGCAAGCGACCCTACGCCAACCATACAAAATAATGCTGGAGCTGGAACATTTAGCTCTACAGCTGGATTAGTATTTATTAGCACAACAACTGGTGAAGTTGATATTGATGCTTCTACTGTAGGAAGTTATTTAATTACATATACAGATACAGATTCTGCAACTGCTACATTTAACCTAACTATTAATGCTTTACCTACTGTTATTGTAAGCACTTCTGCTGGTACTATTTGTAATGGAGAAAGCACAACACTAACTGCTACTGGTGCATCTACTTATGTTTGGAATGATGGTAATACAGATAATCCAAGAACAGTATCACCAACTACAACAACTACGTATAATGCTACTGGTACAGATTCTAATGGTTGTACAAGTTCTGGTGGTACTACAATTACTGTAAATGCTTTACCAACTGTTGAAATAACAGGAACATTAACTTATTGCGCTGGTAGTACAACAACACTAACTGCTACTGCTGGATTGAGTTCTTACTTATGGAGTACAGGAGCAACTACACAAGCTATAAATGTAACTGCTGGTAGTTATACAGTAACAGGAACTGATAGCAATGGTTGTAGTGCTACTTCTTCTGCTTCTACAGTAACAGAATTACCTTTAGATACTGCTACAGTAACTTATTCAGCAAGTGCTTATTGTCAAATGCCAACAGGTGCTTTAGCTGTAGATGGTTATTATCCTTTATATACTACTGAATCAGCAGCACAGGCAGAAAGCTCAGACGGAACAGCACACTCTCACACATTAAGCGGAACTACTTACTATATGCCTAATGATGGTGTAATAATATATCATGGTAGTTATTCTTTAACAACACCAGCACCTACAATAACAGGTGAAACAGGAACATTTAGCGAATCTACTGGTAATTTAACTATAGATAGTTCTACAGGTGTTATAAATGTTAATAATTCTACTGCTGGAACTTATACAGTAGTATATACTACAAGTGGTAGCTGTCCAAATACAGTAAATAATACTATTACAATAAATGCTTTAGATGGTGCTACTTTTGGTTATTCTGCAAGTAGCTTACCACAAACAGGAACAGCAAGTTTAACAACTACTCCAACAACTTCAGGTGGTGTTTATAGTGCTTACCCAAGTGGTTTGAGTATTAACTCATCTACAGGTGAAATAGATTTAGCTGCTTCTACTATTCAATCTTATAAAATATTCTATGAAACAAGTGGTGCTGGGTGTCCTAATTCTTCAACATTTGATTTAGCTGTAACTGCTGCTGGAATTGCTAATAATTACAGTATGAATTTTGATGCTGCCAGTTCAGATTATATAAACGCTGGAAACTTAAGCGCTATAAATGGTTTGCAAAAAGTTACTTATTCATTTTGGATGAATGATAGTTCTGGTGGTGCTTCCTATCCAATAGGAACAGATGG